AAAGGGGAGTTGGTCGCTGTCCTGCGTGGCTGGCTGTCGGTCGTATTTGGTCTGGCTGTTGTGGTCTGGGTTCGTTGCCAGTTGGCGGTCTGGTTTGCGCTGGCTGTCGTTCTGTTTGCCGTCCAAGTTGCGATAGTTTTCTAGGTTGGTTGGTCAATCATTCGGGCGATTGTTCGTGCGATTCGGCGTGCGTCGAGTCGTGCGTCAGTCTGGACACTTGCGCTCGATTCTCTTCGGCGCTCTGGTCAGCGCTCGGTCGGTGATAGTTCCGATAACCTCAGCGCTCAGCGATAACGTCCGATAACCTTTCCCCAGCGTCCGATAACTTTCTCTGCGCTCGAATTTTCACGTTATCGACCCCCAGTAGGGGGGGAAGCCCAAAATGCGTGACTAGTCAACTCCCCTTCACATATTTCTGCCACAAAACTAGTTGACCTATTTGAACGCACTGTATGGCATTTTAAGCCCCTGCACAGCAAGCAACCACTCCCTACACTCTTTTTGGTTATCTATGGCTACAGCTGTCAATGCCTGCTCCAGAATTAACACTTGTTGTTCTGTTAAACCCAGCCCATACAGCTCAGAAATAATATGTAGCAGTTCGTGGATCAGGGTTAGCGCCTGTTCCCTAGATCTAACTACCCTGTCATCTATTTTTATTACTGCTGATGGATGGAGTTCCGCTTCTCCAAATTGAGACTCGTCTCCAAATTTGGCAGTAACAACATCAACAATCACAGAACCGACCCTTAATTTAAGATCTTCCATGAACTCGCTCCATATGTTAAATTAATCCCAAAATCCAAACAGATTAACCCTCCCCCTTTCCCCCTCCCTTGCTGATTATTTTGAAAATAATGAGGGTATCCTCCACTAAAAAGTGGGTATCAAGAAGCACCTACCCCAGTTTTTGGGGACTATGTAGTGGGCCAAGAACGCAATTTCGCTCTCATGCCACCCGAGGATCGTCTCGAATGGATTGCCCTGAAGGTGTATCTCTTCATCTAGCGTATAATGGCATTTTCAGTGAGAAAACCATCTATTTTTATGATGGCTATTTTGGTTCTGAATGCGCTTTATTTCGTCAAGAATCCACTTCTCCCTAGACTTGGCAGCGGACTTTACTGGGTCAAACGACATATCAACCTTCCACATCTTGCAGCACATGGCAAGAGCCTCAACTCTGTCGTCGTGGTCTAGGCATCCACGCATTCTGGTGATGCGAGTTACCTGCCTCTGTAGGATCTTGTCCTTTGCCACGTCTGGATGAATAACAAGTCGATGCTGGTTGAGTAGTGGTTCTAGGGATTCGATTATTCTGATCTCTTTTTGACCAGAGACACGCTCGGTTAGGATGTTGCACTTCCACTCACCCACGCCCTCAGTCCCATACAACTTATTAATCGACGGTCTGAGAAGCTCAGCAAACATACCCTGCCCAAAGTTGTCTTCTACATAGCACTCTTGGACACGCCATTTAGCCATCATGTCGGCAAGGTGGTTGATTGTTTCGCTGGAGAACCCCCCTGGAACGCCCCCAACATCAAGAATCCACAGGTAGCCATTCAAGTGGGCTACAACGGCATAGGCAGTTTCATCCTGTCCACGGCCAGACGGATCAATCCACGCCCTGATCCCGCTGTATGCGCCCCAGTCCTTGTCGAACATAATCGGGCTACAGAAGCCGTCAGCTCCAAATCCAAGGCTTGCGATGTCCTCCATCCGTGTTGTACCACCCTGAGAGTTGGTCGCACCCCAAGCTATTGACGCTGGGGCTTTATCTTTAGGCATAGCAAAGCAAATGAAGTCTCCAAGCCTGAGTGGCGTAAGTAAGTCGTCGCCAAGCTTCCACTTGAGAAGGTACTGCATCGAGTATTTAGACCTGCCCTCGGAAGCTTCTCTGGCAGTCATCTCCTCACGGTTGAACCGTTCTGGCCAAGCAAGGTCCCCCTCGTTCATAGTGGCGTACATATCGCCAAGTGGGCAAGATATGTTCTCGGATCCAGGGTGCGAGACTGGCCAAGCTTTTAAGGAATAGCCTCCATGGATAATCGCCTGATACAGAGTCTCTTCATGATGCGGAGTACCTAGGTAAACGATATCACCTCCAGGAATCAATATGTTCTCAAACTCAGCCACCTGATCAGTAAGACGCCTCCGCATATCAAGCGTCAAAGTGTTCTCTGATGTTTCAACGTCATCCGCTACGACGCAAGTCGAGCGTGACCCAGTAATCTGACCCGTGATTCCGTAGGCGCAAAAAGACGGAGTTCGATCTGGCTCTGCGCCGTTCACGTCAAACATAAGCGCTGAGTCTCTAGCTCCAGTCGCACGATCTGGCACTAGGTGCTGAAGGAACCTAGCCTGACCAATCCACTTACGTGCAAGGTAGAGAGATTCTTTCGCAGCTCGTTCTGACTTAGAAACAAATGTAATTCTCTCTTTCTTGGCGTCGGTAAATAAACGCCAACAGCAATAGGCAATTGTAATCCAAGTTTTAGCAGCTCCTCGCCAAGCCAACACGCCCCTTCTTCTAGGTCCGTGCTGAAGCCATTGAGCAATTTCACGATGATGCTTTGGAATCGTGGGCATACCGATCTCAAGCCAGAGTTCTTCTAAAAAGAACTCAAAATCAGTTGCAAGACGCTCTAGGTACTCTTTTGTCTTTGCGTCAACCACAGATTAGTTTGCGCCCTTGTGCCTATTGGTTGATCTACTTACAACCCGTGTATTTGCCGCACTGTTGCTACCGCCCTTTGAGAGTGGCTTTTTGTGATCGACTTCCCTCGGATCCCCAACCTTTAGGTTGTGATCAGCCCTTGATTTATTTCGCTCTGCTCGCATCTTGATTTGCGCTGGCTTACCGTGAAAATCTGCATACTCTTTTTTGTAATCTCTTGCTTTTGCCATTGTGTTCCTTATGTTGCAATTTCAAAATTAACAGTCATCTTCATTGATTGTGGCTCACCCTTAAAGCTGGCCACAGAAAGTCCAAGCTTTACCCACCAAGCACCCTTGCTTTTTGGTGGCATATTTCTTTCGACAGACCAACCAGCGTATCCAGATCCATGCTCATCTTTATATGAACCGCATCGCAAATGATACTGTGGCTTTGTTTCGATTTTATACACACCGTTCTGCGTTACAAGCCTTTCTCTTTCTAAAGAAAGCATCCACAGTTCGTGAATGTGGCCTTCAGCAATAATGTCACAGTTCGGATCAAATTTTGCAGCGTCACGAACTACAGAAAGGGTTCCCTTACTCATCTCCCCACCACCACCTGTTCCGTGGTAGTGCTTAAGAATAAGATTGCAACTTCTGCCACAATAGTCAATCTTGAAGATAACATAACCACCATAGCCACTAGACCAAACATTTTTTCCGCTAATGCCAGACATCCTAGCGCATAGCCTTTCAGTTACGTCAGTCTCCAAATTCTTCATTACAGATTGCTCATGGTTACCCCTACCGACACAAACAAAATTGCTGGAGTAGGGGGCGAGGAAGTCAGCAGTATTGTTTATGACTTTATCGAGGTAATCCCCGCTCGTAGCAAATTCGGGACGGCACTCAAATTTAGACCGCCTCGGATCCCACTTACCTTGCATGAGATCGAACACATCTCCGCAATCTATAATCGCAGCTCCTCGTTTGATGGCGAGGTCGAGATGCCTCTTCTGCATATCGTGATCAGAGTGGGGAGAATCGTGGTGGGCGTCGGACCGAAGAAGGACCCAACCAGTCCAATCGTTTGATTTTGTTTTCCAATCAACAGTAAAAATATTTGCAGCTTTTCTGCTTACAACGAACGGAACGTTAGACGGCTTTCTTTTTGAGATCATTTATTCCTCTAAATTTAAGCCCTCTTTGGCTCATTTCGCTTACCAGATCGTTCAGTGGACTGTCAACGCTCTTAACGGAATTAATTCCATTGTCTTTTAAGAATTGACGGACCGCATTAAAATCTGCTGCTGTTGCCATGATCTTTTTTACTTCTCCGTCTTGCCCAAGTATATCTCTTCCGTCTCGCAATACCTCAAGCATTCTTTGAGAAAGTAGTTCGTGCAATCTGTCTTGGCTCATCTGTATTTCCTTTGAAGGTTTTGTCTTAGTTGATAATCAGCTCCGTATGGAATAACCCCTCCAGGAGATGAAGGAGATGAAGTTACATAATTAAGCGCCCTGAGTGGAAGAGCGTTTTGAAATGGCGCAGATCTATTTAGCATAAGCTTTTCAGAATCTGTTAACGGCTTACCACCAAGAGCAGATCTTCCTAAAGCGTAGCCACCGCTTACTGCATCTCTAAATGATCCAACGGCTGGGCCACCAATAGAGAGTAATCCTAATCCTGGGTCAATATTATTAAGGTCTGTTTGCTCTCTTGCCATTGCTCCTGCAGCACCACCAACAGAATTAGCTCCAAGAATCTTTGCAGGTCCTACTCCTGTTGCGTCAGCAACTCCAAACAATCTTGAAATTCCTCCGAGCTGACCAGAACTAGCAATTCCCTTGTAAATAGCTGCGTGAGGTCTTTCAACCATTTCGTTTACGGAATCTTGAAACTTCATTCTGCTAGAAAGGTCGTTTTGAATGGCGTTTATAAGCCACCCACCAACAACAGCAGAAATGAGCCAAGAAGAAGATTGACTTGTTGGCATCTGGGCCATAGGGCGCAACCTTTGTGCGCTATATGCACTGACAAACGCAGTGAACTGACTAATAATTCTAAGAGCTGGGAACTTATCTTCAAAAATAGGTCTATTCAAAACCCCAGGAGTTACGTTGTAGTAATGCCTCGCACCAGACTGAACATTTGTTCTGATATTGTTAAATACATCTGGTCGTTCTATTTTAGAGTTGTAGAAATCTAAGCGAACTGGTCGCTCTGATTGAAGAAACTCAGCAAACGAAATCGAAGATACGGCTTGATCTTCGTGCCAAAAGACTCCATTTTTATGAATTTCCTGTGTGACGTACTGAACGTTTCGTGCAGTTACTCCATTTTTAGAAAGTCTTGCAAGCTCATAGTCTGAAAGCCCAAGTTTATTAGCCTCTGATCGAAGAGTCTTTAGGTAAGAAGGGCTATTAACGTCAATAGCCATACCCTCAACATTCAATCTTGCTCTTTCTAGAATTTTTGCGCCATTGACAGTCATCATCCAACCTTTAAGTGCTGCAGAATTTCTAGTAAGCGCATTTACATAGTCAAGGCCCGTAGCCCTTAAGAATCTTTTTGCGGTTCTGTCTATTGCGTAATCAATAGTGTCTGTAAAAGCAACACCATTAGCGTCTCTTCCAGTATTTTTACGCCCTTTTTGGACCCCAAGGTCCATAATTTCGCCACACATACCAAGACTTTCAAGCATTGCCACTCGGCTTTCTTTTGATGCAGCGTTAATAAACGGAATAATTCCATTCGCTATTCCTTTTGCAAATTGCGTGAAATTTCCTGGCTTAAGACCCTCAACGATCATTGCAGACATATCAATAAGGTTTGGAATTGGCATAGATCCTCCCTTTTGAAGAAGAATCGTTCTCTGGAAGTTTCTTGAAATCCAAGGCTGCCATTCACCACGCTCAATGTTGTCAACAAAGTGCGTTTGACCAATTAGATTCTTTAGCTTTTGCTCAATAATGTCAAGCTGGCCAGTAACTAGGCTTTTTGTTATTTCTGCAGCTTCCTTTTTGTTCATTCTTTCGAGAATTCCTCCAAGGCTTTGTCGAAATTGCCCAATAGCCTTAAGAATTTCTTGTGCATTTTTGGGAGATCTCATTGCCCCTCCCTCCATAAGCATAAGCCCAGTGTCTTTTGACATCTGAGCTGCTTTAGCAACAGAAATTTCACCATCAATCTGTGCTGTGTATCTGTTCATAACAGCAATCATGTCATGCTGCATATATTTGGTCATCTCTGGAATCATCCCGCCATAAAAGGTTCTTGCCTTCAAGTTGTCGGGCGTTGACACAGCTGTTGATAAAGAATCTCGAATTCCAAGATGCCCATCAGCTGTAATTTTGGAATATAAATTCTCGGCGGACTCTCTCCAAACCGTATCTTGCATTTGTAGGTACTGCGTGTGTAGTCCAACATCTGCAGTCTTAAGATCCTTTAATGAAGGAAGCTTAGTTAAGTCTTGGCTTTCAAGAATTTCCGTAAACGCCTTTGACGTCTTAGCGTTTTCTAGTGCCTTTATATCAAACCCAGCCCTGTCTAAAAGAGCTGCCAACTCTGGCTTCGAGAAGCCACTTCCTACAGCTTCCCACAATCTTCCAAACGTTACTAGGTTCAAATAGTTTCCGTGAGAAAGATCGTGCTGATATTGAAACTGCTTTATGACTGATGAGATAAAGCCAGCCCTGTCTTCTTTAACAAAATTTTTCTCAAGCATATGAGGAACAAAGTAGCCAACTTTTGTAGTTCCACCAGACTCAAGCATAAGGCCAGTGTCAAGAAGATCTTTAGAGTATCCCTTGTAATGCGCCTCAAGCTCTTTAATAATTGCTTCAACCCCAGGAGTAATTGTTGGATCTGGAGTAAATGAACCATGAGCAGCAATCTCACGCTCACGTCGGTACATCTCAATAGATGCAGCCCATCCCTCTTCGTTCGTGGGCTTTGTAAATATTCTCTTAAATCCAGTTGCACCAACAGCATCCCTGTATTTAGAAACAATTCTGTTTATGAGAATTTTCTTTGCGTTAGATCTTTCAGAAAGAATGTCTTCTGCTGATGTTCTGCTAGCAGTTCCCATCATAGAATCTTCTGCGGTGTTTTCTACCGTCGTAAACAACGTTGAGATAAGTTGATCCATCGGATTCCCGACAGCGTTTCGCATTGTTCCTTCGGGACCATTGATAAGAGGAAGGTACGAATTAACTTTATCAACCACCCGAAACAAATTAAGCGCTGACTGAGACGCAGTTGGGTCTCTTCTGGCAATATCCCTCGCTCTTTTAAGTAAGGTGTTTACTTGATTGATTCGATCAAAATGAATTTGATTTGGATGCTCATGTAAGACAACTTCAATCCCTCTTTTTCTGTAAAGTTCTATTAGGCTATTAAGAGATTTAGTTCTATTAGCTCTGATGTGCCGAAAAATCGGGATGTGTAGCTGCATATCTGCAGCGCCAGAGTGCCTTGTAATTCCACGCTTTGCTAGGTCAATTAGGTTGTTTACGAGAGTTGCATTCTCTCTTACGTTTTCTAATATCGGACTTGTCTTCTCTGTTCTCTGAAGAGGCGTAGACGTCCCGACGTTTACTGCTGGAGCTTCAGCAATCGGAACAGATTTTCTTCCAGATGCTGCGTTTGCCCTGTTAATAAGATCTTGAACCGCTTTGTCACTAGATGTTGCTGATTCCAGCCACGTAACAAATTCTTGTGGAGACAAATCTTTTCTTTGCGGAGTCCAGTTCTTGTGTACCTCTGTAGCAGCATCAAACGCAGCTTGATCAGCAGCAGTTTTCGCTGCAG